TTAGTTAAAAACTATTTCTTTACTTCTACCTTAGTTTATAGAGCTTCATCAGGAAATTTTGAAGTGACACCATGAGATACTATGATATTGTCATTACTGATTCTAAAACAGGAAAAATAATAAATCAGTTCACTAGCTTAAATAGTGATAACTCTAATAATGGTGCTGCGCTTCAAGTTGAACTGGATATGTTCCAGAATTTTTTTCATGCTCCAGCTCAAAATCCCTATATAAAAATTACTGGGGTTACCTATGAAACTATCAGCCAAGCTTCTAATTTAAACAATCAAACTATATCAGTTTCAGTAGGTATGAATATTGGATTGCCTTTAGCTAACCCACAAGAAAGAGGAATTGTATTGCAAGGTACAATTTGGCAAGCTTTTGGTAATTGGCAAGGTAATGAAGTCAGCCTTCACCTTATTGTAGTGCCTTTAATTTATGATTCTACTAAAGAGCCAAATCTTACTGGTATTTGGTATAAAGGCACAACTATGCAAAAATTTGTAACTAGCACCTTAAATCAAGCTTTTCCTGGTGTAAATATCACAGGTAATTTTTCTACCAATTTAGTTTATACAGAAGATCAGCCTTTTTATAATTACAATCTACAGCAATTCTCAGAAAAAATGAATGAGCTTAGCAAGTATATTATTAAAGATCCTAAGTATATTGGAGCTAGTATTGCTTCTACTTCTAATGGATTTGTTTTATCAGATGGTATAGGAGATACAGGTCAATCTAATTCATTAACCAATCCTACACAGATTAGTTATTACGATATTATAGGTAATCTAACTTGGTTAGATTTATACACTATACAGGCTAAAGTGGTGATGAGAGGTGACTTAACTGTAGGTCAATATATCAAATTCCCTAAAGGCGCACCTTTATTAAATACTACAAACAGTTTTACTCAATTTAGGAATGATATATCTTTTCAAGGTACATTCCAGATACAACAGATCCGCCATGTAGGTAATAGTCGCCAAGCAGATGCTAATAGCTGGTGTAGTGTAATTGATGCCTATATTTCACAATAATGGATAAAAAATGACAATCTCACAAAAAGTCCCCTTTGCCCAAACCATTAATAAATTCTCTAAAAACAAAATTGAGAATCAATTACAAAATCTTGGTCAGGCTTTACCTTGCTCTGTGGTTTCAATTAGTGGAGCTATTGTTACTGTAGCTTTTGAGGTTAATGTCCCAGAAGGTATTACTTTGCCACAAGTGACTTGTCCTATCGCTGAAAGTCAATATACAAGGTTACCTATTCAGCCAGGCGATAAAGGTGTTGTAATGGGCGCTAATGCTCGTCTAGGTGGTATATCTGGACTAGGATTAGGATTAGCTGATCTTGTAAATCCTACCAATCTTGGTGGTCTTATTTTTGTACCTATTGGCAATAAGAATTGGTTTAATGTCGATGGTAAATATTTATTTATGTACGGAGTTAATGGAGTAGAGCTTACTACTATTAATCAAGACTGTACCCTTACTTTAAACTCATCTGGAATATCTATTAATCTTAATGGTGGCACTCTAAATATCAGTAATGGAAGTGTTATAATTAATGGCAATATTCAAACTACAGGCACTTTAACTAATAATGGTGTAAATATTAGTAGTACTCACGAACACTCAGGAGTACAAACAGGCTCTGGAAATACAGGAACTCCAATATAATGAGAACTTATGGTATAGATCCAAACACAAATCAATGGACTTTATTAACTCAAGCTCCATACCAAAATGCTTCCAATCCTGTTGTTTACAATTTTACAGACAGTGTTGGCGATATTTTTACAGTATCTAGTACTATTTACACAGCTACTATAGATTTTAGTTTACCACCTATTACTATTAATCAAGGTGATACTATTCAAAATAATACTATTACAGATTCTTATGGAAATACTCTAGTAAATACTTGGTCAAATGTCACACAAAATGTACTTTTGCCAACTGCACCGCCCCCACAATATATTCTTAAACCTGTTAATAATTCATCATTTAATACTTGGAATTTGCAACAAGGTGAAGTAGTGCAAGTAAGTGTAGGTTATATTTGGCTTACTACCCTTGTTCAGACTTTAAGGCTTATTGAAGGCGAAAGTCCTTTTTATGGCAATTATGGCATTCCTGCATATAAATCAGTACATACTCAAATTGCACCAGATGCAGCAGTTTCAAGAACTCAATCTCAATATTCACCTCATTTTGCAAGTTTAGCTGTATCAAAACAACAATTAGCAGCTCAACCGACTTATAATATCTCAGCAATATTTACTGACGGAACTACTATTCAATCCGTCATAGCGACTTAAAGGATAAAAAATGGCAATTATTACTAAATCAGGTGCAGTACCAAGTAGCCCAACCGACCTATTAAATGCAGAAATAGCAGCCGCTACTGCATTAGCTCCTGGACTCACTGCAAATTTACCAGGATCTCTTGTTGAGGATATGGCTTCTACCGCTGCTGGCGCTGTAGTGGTTCAGGATTTAGCCTATGTCGATTTAGTTAATTCAATTAGCCCTTACACAGCTAACCCATATATTCTTTATCAATTAGGTTCAGTTTATGGTGTTCAACAAGGTCAAGGATCTAACACTTCTGTATATGTCAATTTTACAGGCACTCCAGGATTTATTATTCCTAGAGGTTTTATAGTATCAGATGGTACTCATCAATACTCCGTACAAGATGGCGGATCTATTGCTGCCACAGGTCAAAGTAGCGCATTATATTGTTTAGCTACAGTTTCTGGATCTTGGGCTGTTCCTGTAGGTACTGTAACTCAAATCATTACTTCTGTACCTAGCACAGTAACCTTAACAGTTACCAACTTAACTACTGGACTTCCAGGTGCTACTGCTCAACCTTTAGCAGATTATCAAGCTCAAGTCATTCAAGCTGGTTTAGCAACTGCTCAAGGTATGCCTACCTTTTTAAAAGCTCAATTAAATAAAGTATCTGGAGTTCAATCAAGACTTGTATCTGTAAGAAATCCAGGCGCTAATCAATGGGAAGTTATTTGCGGTGGTGGCGATCCATACCAAGTAGGCAATGCTATCTATCAAGGTCTTTTTGATATATCTAATTTAGTAGGTTCTACAATTACTGTATCTAGCATTACTACAGGAACTAATGCAGTCATTAATACTGGATCTTATTTTGGTCAATATACAGTGGGTGAAGTCATTACAGTGGCAGGAGCTACTCCTTCTACATTTAATGGTACTTATACTGTAACTGCTATAGCTAACAATCTTGTAACTACAAGCAAGAATACTTCTACTTTTGGTACTTATACCTCTGGTGGTGTCATAACTCCTAATTATAGAAATGTCACAGTATCTATTAATGATTATCCAGATTCTTACAATATTACTTTTGTAAACCCACCACAACAAGCTGTAACAGTATCTCTTACTTGGAATACTATATCAACTAACTATATCTCACCTACTGCGGTAGCTGCATTAGGTCAGCCAGCTATTGTTAATTATATTAATTCTATTGTAGTAGGTCAGCCTATCAATACTTATTCATTAGAAGATGCTTTCCAAAATGCAATTGAATCTATTATTCCTCAAGACTTAATATCTAAATTAGTATTTGCAATTGCAATTAATGGAGTATCTGTATCACCAGCAGCAGGCAGTTTATTGATTTATGGTGATCCTGAATCTTATTTCCAAACTAATACAAGCTTAGTAACTATTACTCAAGGCTAATAATGCAAACCAAGATATTACCTTCTTATCTTTATTCGCAATATACAGGGCATGATAGCACTCAGTATTTGCAAGCCTTTTTTGATGCCTACAATACAACTGCACAACAATATTTAGATCAAATCAATAACCTTAATTTACCTATTTATACTAGCACAAGTATCTCAGGTAATTTATTAGACTGGGTGGCTCTAGGTATTTATGGTTTAAAAAGACCTGTAATCCCACAAGGCTACTACAAAAATAAAGGTGAGTATAATACTACTCACTTAAATGAAGGTAACTATAATGCTTTAAAAAAATTAGCTCCTACAGCTTTTTATAATGTCACTGACGATATATTTAAAAGGTGCATTACTTGGAACTTCTATAAAGGCGATGGATACCAATTTAATATTAGATGGCTTAAAAATAGAATAGCTAGATTTTTAGCTGGTGTTAATGGAACTGATCCTAAGCTTGATAATACCTATCAAATTAGTGTTACTTTTGCTGCAACCGATGTAGTTAATATTAATGTCAAAAAAGGCATTCTAACCACTAAAGGTGGTGCTTTATTTGATACTTTTGAACTAGATCAATTGCCTATGAATCAACCTACTATTTTTAAGACTTATATACCTACAAATTTATTTCCTATATTACAGGCTGCAATTAATGCAGGAGTTTTACAATTACCCTTTCAATACACTTATAATCTAACTTTGACATAAGAGACCGCTATGACTATCTATTTATTTGCCAATAATGCACAAACAACCCTAGCTAATTCTTTAACTAGCTCGGCTACCACAGCTACTTTAGCTCCAGGCACAGGATCTTTATTTCCTAGTCCTTCTACTGGTCAAGGCTTTAAGCTTACTTTTGTAGATGCTGCTACTGGTCTTTTAAATGAAATTGTATTGGTAACAGCCAGATCAGGCGATGTAGTAACTATTCTGCGAGGACAGGAAGGCACAACACCTCAGTCTTGGCTTGCTGGTGATTTAGCAGGTATGCTTTATACAGCAGGTACACAAAATAACAATATCCAGATTGACCAATACCAAATTGGTACTTATGACTTTGCTGTAGCAGGAGGAACTGCCAATTCTTTAACAGCAACTATTCCTTCTAATTTAGCTTATATCCCTACTAATTTTACTTTTACTCTACAAGCTTCTAATGCAAATACTGGAGCAACTACTCTTAATTTAACTATGGGAACTACAACTACTGGAGTTTATCCTTTAGTAAAAGCTAATAATCAACCTTTAGTTTTAGGTGATATTCCTAATTCTGGTTATCCAATGCTTGTATCTTGGAGTCCTGTATATAGTGCTTATGTCTTACAAAACCCAGCTACAGGTCAAGGCGCTGTTGTAACCCCAACTCAGTTACAACAACAATATTGGCTTTATGGTGTTGCTACAGGTGGCGCTAATACTATTGCTACAACTATACCTTCTCCATTAACTTCTTTAACAGATGGTATGCAAGTGTATGTAAGAACTCTTTATGCTAATAGTACAGCAACTCCTAATTTAACTCTTACTTTAGGATCTACTGCAACAGCAACAACTACTATTGTAAAAGGCAATAATTTACCTTTAACACCTGGAGATATTCCTGGCTCTGGTTATGTCGCTGAGTTTGTTTACAGCACTCAATTTGGTAAATGGATATTATTAAATCCTTTTACTAATCAATTGACTTTACCTGCTGGAACAGTAATTCAAACTCAAGCTGCAAGTAGCACTTCTGGATTCTCTACTAATAATACTTTAGGTATCAATGTCTTAAGCCTTAATATTGTTCCTCAATATGCTAATAGTAAAATTTTAGTTCAAATGAATTGCCCTGTATTAGCATTTAAAGGTGAGTCTAATGGTGCATTTATGGATATTTATAGGGGAGCTACTTTAATATCAACTACTTATTTAGGTAATGGAGCAGAAGATGCACCACCAGCATTAGGAAATTTAACAAGTATTTATTTAGATAGTCCTGCAACTACCTCTACTGTGACTTATAATATGGTTATTGGATCAATTGACGATCCTGATGCAGACAATGACGCTTGTACAGTTTATGGTGGAACTGCTGTTACAGCACAACAAACACCAGCTTATATTAATGTACCAGTAGGAAACTACAGCATCATACTACAAGAAATTAAACAATAAAGGAAAAAATTATGGAAAACCCATCAAATTATGGCAGTCCAATTACAGGTACACTTACTGGTACAACTGCAACCACTTCATTAAACAATCAAAGAATCCCATCAACTGTAGTATTAAACTCAGTGGCAGGTGGAAGAACTATTCAATTTAGCTTTGATAATGGAGCTACTTTCTATCCAGCAGTGACACCTACTTATAGTGAAACTTCACAGATAGCTTATGTACTTAATTTTCCTGTAACTACTATTAAATTTACTGGCGCAACTAACGACACCTATAGCATTCTATAAGGGGATTTTATGTCAATCTATCTTTTTACTAACAATGCTCAGACGACATTAGCATCGCCTATTACTGCTGGTGCTACTACCTGTACTTTAGCTACAGGTCAAGGCGCTAAATTTCCTAGCCCATCAACTGGTCAAGTATTTACTTTAACCTTTAATGATGCAGCCACAGGTCTTTTATCTGAGATTTGTCTTTGTACTGCAAGATCAGCAGATACTTTAACCATTATAAGAGGTCAAGAAGGCACAACACCTCAGTCTTGGCTTGCTGGTGACTTTGCATCTAACTATCTAACTGCTGCTGCTTCTAATGCCTTTGCTCAAACACAAAGTAATATACCTACAGTTAAGTCAGTAACAACAGCTTTTTATACACAACTTTCTACTGATACTACCTTATCAATTAATATTGCTTCAGACTGCACAATTACACTATTAAATCCTGCTTCATATAATGGCAATATACTTTATATTAAAAATATACAAGGCTATCAAGTATTAAGCGCTACAGCTAATATAGTCCCTGCTGGATCTACTACACTTACTTCTGTGATTTTAGAAGCTGTTGTAGGAACTTCATGTATGTTGCAATCAGATGGAACAAATTGGAATGTCATTAGTACATCTTTTCAACCTAGTGGGTTCTAAAGATGCTATTACTATTTGCTAATCAGGCTCAGACAACTCTAGCCTTACCAGCATTAAGCACAGCTACTACTATCACTGTTGCTGGTGGTACTGGCGCTAATTTTCCTAATCCTACTACCAACCAAGCATTTAAGCTTACTATAGTTTCAACACTTAACAATCTTGTTAATGAGATTGTTTTAGTCACTGCTGTTAATGGTGATGTCTTTACAGTGCAAAGAGGTCAAGAAGGCACAGTGCCTAGAAATTGGGCTGTTGGTAGCTTTGTAGTTAATCTAATGACTGCTGGCACAGGAAATGCTTTTGCTCAAATTTATGCTTTAAACAATGCCTATTACTCACCTGTATTTAATAATATGGCGACCACTACAGGTCAAATTAGTACTTTACCTACAAGCGCCCATGATATTGTAAATAAACAATATGTCGATTCTGTAGCTGGTGCTTCTGCTGCTAAATATGAGTGTCAAGTAGCCACAACCGCTGCTGTAAGTCTTACAGGATTCCCTGTCCTTGATGGATACCAAGTTGTAGCTAATGATCGAGTCCTAGTTAAAAATCAAGCTAATGCTGCCTACAATGGTATTTATATTGCTCAATCTGGATCTTGGGCTAGATCTGCTGATATGGCAGTATGGAATGAAGTGCCAGGTGCTACTACCTTTGTACAAAATGGTACTTTATATGCCAATACTGGCTGGGTAGCAATTACCTCTGAATTAGGCACTATCAATGTCACTCCTATTGTTTGGAGTCAATTCTCTGGCTATGGTACTTATACTGCTGGCATAGGTCTTACTTTAACAGGCACACAATTCTCTATTACCAATACTGGAGTGACTGCAAATTCTTATGGATCTGCAACTCAAGTACCTACTTACACAGTCAATGCTCAAGGTCAATTGACTCAAGCTGGCAATACAAGTATCTATATTCCAGCAAGCCAAATCAATGGCACTATACCTAATTCTAAATTAGCCAACAGCTCTTTTGTATTAGGTTCTAGCACAGTTAATCTAGGCGATACTTTAACAAGTCTTACTGGTGTAACTATTAATGGCAATACCAATACTTTAACCTTTATACCTAATTCAGCTTTAACTAATAGCTCAATTGCCATTAATGGAAATACAGTTTCATTAGGCGGATCTACTACAGTCACCGCAGTTAATCCTTATGCTCTTACTATAGGCACAGGATTAAGTGGCACTAGCTATAATGGCTCAAGCGCAGTGACTATAAACAATACAGGACTTCTATCTTTTAGCACTGGATCTACTGGTCTTACTTCTACTACCACTTCAGGCGCAGTGACTTTATCTGGAACTCTAGGAGTTGGCTTTGGTGGTACAGGACTTAATTCAACCCCTGCGAATGGTCAATTATTAATCGGAAATTCTACAGGTTATACCTTATCTACTTTAACTGCTGGTACAGGTATTTCAGTAACCAATACCTCAGGTGGCATTACTATTGCTCTTGATGGAAGTAGTGAGGTTCTTTCATTTAGAACTACTCTATCAGGTTTAACTCCTTCAACTGCTACAGGTGGCGCTATTGTTCTTGCTGGCACACTAGGTGTTGCAAGTGGCGGAACTGGAGCTACAACCCTTACAGGTTATCTATATGGAAATGGTACAAGTGCAATAACCGCATCTACTACTATTCCTAATACTGCTATTACTGGTTTAGGTACAATGAGTACTCAAAACTCTAATGCTGTATCTATTACAGGCGG